AAGTGACAGATATAACGCTTACTCATTTATCGAGCGTCCCGCCCGTAGCCGTGTCTACGATAACCTCTATCGGTGAGTTATCGCGAGTGGGATTTACCGAAGTCGGAGCTAGCGGCTGGAGTGAGGAAACCGTATCGACTCGGGTAGATGACGTTCTAACTACCGTAGGCTTACCGTATTTGAATGGGGCCGACACAGTTACAGTCCTACATCAAATATCTAGCGGTAATGCTGAACCTACGGACGCGCTAAGTTACCTGGCGTATTTGGCAGAGACCACGGGCGCTACCTATTATGATGACCCTTACGGTCGGATAGTGTTCGAGTCCTACGGTATGCGAGGCACCACTTCTTTTATTGGCGCTTGGGCCAACGTGGTAGGAGACTACGCCGATAACACCGTTACTTGGGGCAGTTTCCCAGTTAATCAAATACCTACAAATATTCCCGGTACCGACATTATTTTTACTCCTAACTGGACTCGGACTAGGCAAACAGTCCTAAACTCTGTAACCGTTTTAGGCCATAACGATAGCCACGAAACTACCCAAACAGATGCCGGATCGATCGCTACTTATGGGCTACGCGAATACCGGCTGAACACAGACATTAAAAGCGCTGGGGACGTAAGCGATCGGGCAGAAGCAATCATAACCGCCCAAGCAATACCCTTCTGGAATCTGGGCAGTATCTCCATACTCGTGCACAACCTGGGCACAGTAGACCGCGATCTAGTTTTAGAGCTTGTAAGTGGTATGGGAGTTACGCTGGAGAACCTGCCACAACCGGCCCCCGAAACCTATTATTTTGGGATCGTGGAAGGCTGGGGAGAGGTTTACACCCCCGAGCAGCATATTCTCACTTTATCGCTATCCGACCCTAGATATTCCCTAGCCACAATACCGTGGAATGACGTAGACGGGGCCCTAGAATGGGAAGATGTCCCGGCAGCGCTTAAATGGTTCGAAACAATAACTAGCCGAGATTTAGCGGCATAAGGAGAGCAGTATGGCACTTACACCCGAAGGAACCCCCTATGTCGAGTCGACCGACCTAGTAGCGAACTACCCCGCGGCTTCGCTATCGTTGGCTAACCGTGTAGACCTAGTGGGAGTGTTGCCGTTCGCAGACTCGGCGGCTAGAGCCACAGCAATACCTAGCCCTACAGACGGGCAATATTCCTACCTACAGGACAGTAATAGTACGGAGTTTTGGAATGGCTCTGCATGGGTAGCAGCAGCCCCATTATCCGGGTTTAATTTAATTACACCTACTTCTATTGCCAATTCGGGCGGTACCGCAGCCGCTAGTGGTGGTGAAGTAACTTTCACAGGTGTAACAACAGTTTCATTAAATGGAGTGTTTACAAGCACTTACGATATTTATTGTTTAATTGTTTCTGGATCATCAAGCGCGACGGGTACTTTCCGTCTGCGTTTTAGAGCAGCAGGAACCGACGCTAGCGGAGCCAATTATAGAAGCGCTTACACTGGATTTGGAAGCAATGCGGCAACTCTTACTGCTAATACTGATCCCGATGAAACTTCGGCTCTTATTACGACTATCAATACAGATTTATCTCTCAAAATAAAATTAGATTTATACAACCCTCAAAAAGCTTTGGCAACAAGATCTTTTGGATACAGTGAAAGGTCAAGTACTGGTGTGTATTATCCCCAATTTGGTGGATTTTTGCATACCGTTGCCACTGCGTATGACGGTTTAACGATTTATCCTTCAACCGGTAACAGCACTGGAATAGTCCGCGTTTATGGCTACAAGAACTCGTAAGGAGTTAATCATGGCTGATGTTATTGAAACAGATTACACAACCAACCCGCCCACAATTACGGAACGGGACTACACAGAAGCGGAAGCCGCACAGGTCGCAGCCGATCAAGCAGCAGGTATTAAAGCGGAAAAGGATTGGGTAAAGAAAGAGGCGGCAGATAAAGCCGCGAGAGAAGCCGCGATCGAGCACGCTAAAAGCCTCGGATTTACAGACGCAATGATAGCCGTAATGTACCCGAACCTAGGAGCCTAGCCGTGGACGAAATACAGACCACAGAAGCCGACTTCGAGACTATGGAAGCGGAAGCCCCAAAGCCCAAGAAAGCAGCTAAAAAGGCCGCTAAAACTACGGCTAGCAGCACAGAGCAAGCTCGGGACAGGGTAAAAGCGAAACTTTTAGCCGCTAACCGGCCCAATAAAGACGATATGCTTAGCCGTCTGGCTCATGACGATTAACAGCCCAGCCGACCTAATACCGCTTATAGCCATTATTACGGCAGTATTCGGGTTACTTGTCTGGATTATTCGCGCTCAAATATCGCTCAGTCGGCAATTTGAGCCTAACGGTGGCGCAAGCATTAAAGACTCACTAGTACGCATAGAGCACGACCAGCGCTATTTACGCGACCGGCTAGACACACACATAGACCAACACGATCGGGGCAAATAATGAGAAAATTCGAGGAATGGCTAGCCGCAACCGCTACCGGATCATTCGTTAAAATAGCGTCAGGAGCCGCCCTAGGAGCTCTCCTATCATGGCTCACAACCGCAGATATTCACCCGCTAATAGTGGCTATCGGTGCCGCCGTAATACCCATAGCAATAAACACAGTAAACCCCCAAGACCCACGATATGGAACAGTCGACTGGGACGAACTAAATGGCTAAGCTGTGTGCCGGTGGGGTGCGGCTTAGAGACCAAATAGACCGCCGCTGGCCTAAACGTGATAAACGCTCAGACGGCTGGATAGGTGACAGCGACCACAAGGCTAGGCAATCGGACCATAACCCCGATAAAGAAGGCATAGTGTACGCGATCGATATAGACGAAAATATGGGGCAAGGCCAGGCGCGTAACGGTCGCACAGCAAAGAAGCTAGCCGACCAAATAATAGAATATGCCATGTCGGATCTCCCTGGTCATAATCGTATTAAATACGTAGTGTACGAGAATCAAATAGCCTCGGGCACTTATTCCGGCTCATGGTGGCGGTGGCGCGGCAAAGGCTACGGACACACACAGCACATACACATATCTTTCACACAGGCCGCTAAACGTGACTCTACTATCTATCCGTTACCGATCCTCACAAATAACCCGGCCAAGAAGATATCTTGGAGTCGTGCACTAAAAACCGCTCGGAAGTAGTACGCTCAATCTCGGAAGGGGTAAAAATGAGCGAATATATTAGACCAGCAGAAGCCGCCAAAATGCTTGGAGTAAGCCGAGACACAGTACGCCGTTACGCAGATAACGGAGACATAACCGCCATAAAAACACCAGGCGGACAGCGGAGAATCGACCGGGAATCGGTCGAAGTTATCCGCACTCGAATATCCTCTACAGTTACGGTAATCAGAGAGTGCTAGCCGCGATCGTGCTAACCGCCGCGATCACGCTAAACCCTGCCACAGATCCCACAAATACCGAAGGCTGGCAGGCCTCTGCGTATACTGGAAAATGGTATGCCCAAAAATGGGCACCAATACGGAAGTGCATTATGGAGCGGGAATCGAGCCATAATTATAAAGCCCGAAACCCAAACAGTAGTGCTATGGGCGCTTACCAGTTTCTAGATAGTCAATGGAGGGTAAGCCTCACACACATGATGAAGCATGAAGCTAAGTCAATGTCAGAGCGGCACGCTATAAAAAACCTACGTAAATACCCGATCGCTAAATGGTCGCGTTACTGGCAAGACCGGGCTTTTTATACGGCTTGGGCACATGGAGAAGGCGCTCACCATTGGCGCACAACAGCGGGAGGACCAGAGTGCATCTTATTAAAGGTGAACTAACCGAAGAACTACAAAATCGCTACCAAATACGGGAAAACGAAATCGCCCGTATTCTGTGGAATATTGAAGAAGCATTTACCGAGGACGAAATACTCAGACCAGGAGCCCAGGCGATTATTAAATGGCTGGAGCTGCGAGATCTTTACCATACGGAGCCAAGCCGATTTAGGGTCAACCCTGGCGAACCCGTAGAAGCATACGAGGAACGTATAAAGATAGCGCAAGAATTGGAAGACACTTTCCCCCAATATCGTGTCGGTACTTGTGCAAATATCTGGCTATGGCTTATGTTAGGCGCTAACGGTCGAGATACCAGCGTGGGGAAGCGCACAACCTCTAACCAAGATTAGGGGATCTTGACCGTCACTACTCGGGAGGAAAACATGGAAGCATTATTTGACACTATCGGCGGCATACGCATAGACAGACCAGAACACGGCTGCACAGGGCCGACCTGCTCGTGGTGTGCATATCAAGATCAAATAGCAGAGCAAGCTGCACAACCACCTCGGGCTAAATTTGATGAAGCATGGCTAAGGGCCGTAACTAAATGGCGCAAAGGCCTACCAATCGGTGGCACATTTACAGCTGATGATCTAATAGCCACATATGGGCACCCGGTCGGACACCCTAACCAGATCGGTTCCTTATTCTCGTGGTGGAGTGAGTCGGGAATAATCAAGGCCGTAGGACGAGTACCGTCACAGCGTGCCACAAATAATCGGCGCTCGATACAAGTCTGGGAAGTGACGTCATGGAGGTAGAAGTAGCCGTAATCTGTTTACTGTTTGGGCTAACTATCGGCCTATTCTGGGGATATCGGGGCCGTAAGTGAGCGGCTACAGCATGGACGGCTACGTTACCGTCCCCGAGCGTATAGCCTTATTCTATAAGCGTTACCCCGAGGGGTCGCTACAAATGGACGCCCCCGAATTTACCGAGATCGAGGGCAAACGCTGGGTAATAGGTAGGGCATATGCCTATCGGACTCCTGACGATCCTAGGCCAGGTATTGGTACGGCTTGGGAGCTTGTCCCAGGGACTACCCCTTTCACTCGAGGCTCTGAGATACAAAATCTTGAGACCTCGGCTTGGGGCAGGGCTTGCGGCAGTTTAGGTATCGGTATAGATAAATCGATAGCGACTTGGGACGAAATAGAAGCTGCTAAAGCCCGAAGGGTAGAAGTCACTAAAGCACCCACACCCGTAGATGACCAGTTCTATGTTGACGTCCCGCCACCAGTTGAGCCACCGGTAGATGACGTTTGGGGGAGTACGAGGCCGATCTATACACAGAATGACCCAATAACCTCAAAGCAGATCGGTATGCTTAAAGGCGCATTGAAAAAGCATGGAGCGGAATCTAGTGACGCTGGGCTAGGCATGATTAACGATCACCTGGGCACAGCCTTTACCAGGTATGAGGACATTACTAAGGGTGACGGCTCGAAGCTGATAAAACACTTTATGACATAGGCCGAAGTCGTAGCCGGTGATACCCCACGGCTCGGATCATTATGGGGAAGCCGCTTAACGTGCATGACGGAGGAAATAGCACACGTTGCGGGTAGCACAGCCGACACACCCGGCCACGTAGGTAGGGTGAGTAATGCACTAAACCAAACCACAACGGGAGGCCGGATCGGGCCCCAGCCCGAGACCGAGACGGCCGACCCAAACCAAGGGAGAGACAATGCAAAGCAAATACGACACACATTGCGCAATACCGCTCTGCACATGCACGCACGACTACTGCTATAAAGGCTGGATAGACAACACAACAGGCACCACAACACAACCCTGCCCATACTGCCGAGCTTCACTAGATGAACGCCTACACCGGGCCCAACAGGCCAGGGGCAAGGGCTACCCACCCGAGGCCTACCAGCGCATACTCGCAAGCGTAAAACGGTGACCACCACTAGAGGGGGTAGGGATAGCCAGGCTTACAAGAATTGGAGGAAGCTAGTCCTAGCTAAGTGTGAACCAATCTGTATCAGGTGCGGATACGAGGTAGACATGTCACTATCTGGAGCCCACCCAATGGGCCCCACCGCCGATCACGAACCACCACTAGCAGAGACAGGGGACTTAACCCCCGGACTAGACGGAGCAGGAATAGCTCACCTTAGTTGCAACCGATCACACGGCGGCAAACTCGGAGCCGAACGAGCAAGAAAAAATAATCCACAGATAAAACCCAAGCCTAGCCAGTTTTTAAAGACGTCTACTTCCAC